TTAAGCGGGTGTAAAGCATGGGTTGAGAGGGTTATGGGCGAATGCCTGAAGACACTCAATTTAGTTGTAAGTATGGACCATCTAATTATTAGATTGGACGCTTCCAGAAAGCTTGTGGGTAAACCAATAAGTCCCACCAGGTACATATAATATTATGAAAAGATTTATAGTGAATAAATTAATACAAATTATTGATTGGAAGATTGATCTTCTAATGATAGTAAGGAAACGACTTTTAGGTGATAAAGGTCCATTATCAGATAGAGAATGGATTAAAGGTTATAGAGAATGGAAAAGTCGTATAAATAATAATTGATACCGATAATACAGGTAACACAAATACAACGAATACGAAAATACAAAGGAGATAAAATATGGATTTCGAAACGTTAAAACAATCGTCAAGTAACTTTGACAAACTTACAAAGGCCATTGAGGCCAATCTCGGTTCCGAGAACAAAGAACAAAACAAATCAAAATACCAAGATGACAGATTCTGGAAACCAGAACTAGATAAAACTGGAAATGGTTTTGCTGTTATTAGATTTTTACCTGCAGTTGAAGGTGAAGATTTACCTTGGCAAAGAGTATGGTCACACGCATTCCAAGATGTGGGTGGTTGGTACATTGAAAATTCTTTAACAACACTAGGTCAGAAAGACCCTGTGTCAGAAGAAAATACAAGATTATGGAACACAGGACTTGATAGTGATAAAGAAATTGCTCGTAAGAGAAAAAGAAAACTATCATACTATTCAAACGTGTTAATAGTATCTGATCCAAAGCATCCAGAGAACGAGGGTAAAGTATTCTTATTTAAATTTGGTAAAAAGATATTTGATAAGATTACAGAAGCAATGCAACCTGCGTTTGAAGATGAGAAACCAGTTAACCCATTTGACTTTTGGAAAGGCGCTAACTTCAAATTGAAGATTAGAAAAGTTGATGGTTATTGGAACTATGATAAATCTGAATTTGAGCCAGTAAGTCAAATTGCTGAAAGTGATGAAAAAATTAAAACAATTTGGAAATCACAACACGCTCTAAAACCTTTTTTAGACCCTAGTAATTTCAAAACCTATGATGAACTCAAAGAGAAACTGAATAGGACAATTACGGGTGTAAGAAGCGCAAGTACCGTTGACAAGACAGACCTCCCGCCTCAAGGCAATGGTAGTGCGAAAAGCGTTGAAGTCGCTCCATCTGCTAGTGATGATGACGATACAATGTCATACTTTAGTAAATTGGCAGAAGAGGAGTAATTCTCTCCACTTCATAGACTTTGAAAGGGCGGCTGAAAGGCCGCCTTTTTTATTATAAATATTGAATATGCCTACATCAATATTAGACCCTTTAGTAGATAAACAAGGCGGTATAAGAAAGTCCGCTACGTGGTATAGAAACACAGTTGCCTCATTGGGCGATAGAATTACTGCTCGTAAATTAATGACGACAGGTAAACTAACTGGTAGAGTAAGTCCAGGTAGATTAAATATGTTTTACTATGACCCAAAGTATAAAAAGACTTTACCTTTATACGATAGATTCCCACTTGTATTACCTTTAGAGTCAATACCAGGTGGATTTATGGGTATGAATTTTCACTATCTACCACCCTTACAAAGATTTAGATTATTACAAAATTTACAACGATTTGCAGATGGTGGATTAAATTCAACCACTAAAATAAATGCATCTTATGATGGTATAAAGAACATAAGTAATGCTAGAAGGACCGTGAAGAAATATCTATATGCACACGTAAGGTCTAGTTTTTTAAGAATAGATTTTGATGAAGCAGCATTGGCTGTATATTTACCTGTACAACAATTTAAAAAGGGAAGTCCATATTAATGAAAACGATATCAGATATATTTGATAATATTAAAAACAAGTTATTAAAATCAGTAGATTGCTTTTATGCATTCTGTGAGCATTATAGTAGTAAGATTAATGTATGGTCGTGGAATAAAAGGTGGGTTAGTAGAGAAAAAGGTACAGGATATAGAGGTAAAAAATGAAAAAATGGTTTAACAAACTCATTGACAAACTATTTGGTAAAAGATGTCAATGTGGTAAAAAGGTAAAGTAGATGGCAATTTTAAGAGGCGGAAAAAGAATTGGTGGATTTGATATACGTATTGGATTACCAAGAGATAGAAGTTTAGATAACGTTAACCGAGACCCACGTTTAAGACAAAAGGCTGGAGGTAATCCTGAAACTACTATGGGTAGATTTCAAGGTATGGTTAATGAGGCAGAGGGTTTTGCACGTAAGGCTAGATTTTATACAGAATTTTCATTACCAAGAGGTATGTCAACTATTACACCTAATCCTGCTGATGATATGTCTGGTTTAGGTAAGATTAATGACAATGTTGACGCATCTGAATCATTATTAGAAAAATATTATTTCCCACAACAAAATCAATTGATCGCAGTACAACAACAAAACGCAAGACGAGTACAAGCATTTTGTAGAGATATATCAATGCCTAATAGAGAGGCAGTATCAAAAGAAATTAAACACAACGGGCCAACAAGAAAATTTGTTTATGATTATAAATCTGCGCCTATCACCGCAACATTTTATGCAGATAAGTTTTTAAGAGAAAGAAGTTATTTTGAACTATGGCAACAATGTGCTTTCTCTACTACAACACATAACTATAATTTTTATGATAATTATGTTTCTGATATAAACATATTTCAGTTAGGGCAGTTTGCAAATCAGCAAGAAAGAGATGATGTAACTTATGCAGTTAAATTATATGATTGTTTCCCTAAAGAGATTAGTGAAGTAGAGTATAGTTATGACGGAAATGAAGTACAAACATTTTCTGTGACATTTGATTTTAGATATTGGGTTAATTACTTCCTGGATAGATCAGGAAACGTACAATTAGGTCAATCTGAATTTAATACTCCTACAGTAAAAACTGCGGGTGGATTATTTGGTGGGCTATTAAGTAAGTTACCACCAGAATTGAGAAGAGCAGGGCGTGATGTTCTTAACGATTTAAGAAGAAGAGCGCCGATTGGTAGAATAACAGGTGGAAGAGTATTCCCACCATTTAAAATTCCACCACTAAATATTTAATAACAAGGAGATATTATGGCATTGCCAATAGTTGAAGTACCAACTTATGAGTTGACTTTACCCTCACAAGATTTAAAAGTAAAGTATAGACCCTTTTTAGTAAAAGAAGAAAAGGTGTTGCTCATTGCTGTAGAAACAGGCGATGAAAAAGAAATTATAAATGCAATAGTTGAAATAGTACAATCTTGTACGTTTGATAAACTAAATGCAAAAGAATTACCTATTTTTGATTTAGAATATTTGTTTTTACAAATAAGAGCAAGATCAATAGGTGAAAAAGCAAAATTTAAAATATTATGTCCTGACGACAACAAGACTTATGTTGATACAGAAGTTGATTTAACAAAAGTTGAAGTACAGGTAGAAGATGAGCACACTAATAAAGTGTTCATAGATGAAAATAGAAAATTGGGATTAGTTTTTAAATATCCTACGATAGAGTCGGCCAAAATGGGCGCAGATATGGAAAATGTAGATACTGAAGCAATGTTTGATATTTTAGTACAAAACATAGATCATATCTTCGAGGGCGACAAAATCTATCCAGCAAAGGATTCAACTAATGATGAATTAAAAGGATTTTTAGAAAACTTATCACAACAAAACTTTGAAAAAATGCAAAAGTTTTTCAACACAATGCCAGTATTAAAACACGAATTAAAAGTGAAAAACCCTAATACAAATGTTGAAAGCACAGTGACCCTAAAAGGGTTACAGGATTTTTTCGGATCTGCCTCTCCCATAACACCCTAGAGGCATACTTCGAAACTAATTTTGCATTGATGCAACATCATAAATATAGTTTAAGTGAGTTAGAATCATTAATTCCTTGGGAAAGGGATATTTACGTTACATTATTAGAAAAGTATATAAAAGAAGAAAATGAGAGAAGAAGACGAGAGGCACAACGATAATGGAAGATTCAATTAAAAAGAAAGTCGAAATAGAATTAGAAGTAGATACTATTACAAAAGAACCTAATAAGTATCAATGGCTAATAGATTTGGCTAAGGCGATAGACGCTTGGAGGATATTTCCTAGAGTGTTCATATCTACATACATTTACTTATTATATAAAGTAACAATTTGGTTTATGAGTTTACCAGATCCAAACAATGCACAAGCTGGTTTAGTATCAGTTGTTGTAGGCGCAGGTGCTGCGTGGTTTGGTTTATATGCTGGTACAGGGCCAAAGATGCAAAAAGACGATAAAAAATAATGGCTGAAGATAGAAGAACGATAAACGATATTACAGCTGCACTTGCAAAGTCAGTTGTTCCAGATACCAATGCGGTTTTAAAAAAATCAATTGATGCATTTAGGAACGCTGTAACAAAACAAGTTGCACCAGGTATTGATAAATCGTTTAATGTCTTAAAAAATCAATTTCAAGCATTTAATAAAAGTTTTTATGATTTAGGTAGAAACTTTGAGAATTTAGAAAAATATTATGATGGTTTAGTAAAACAGAGAGAAGATAAAGAGAGAGAAGCCGCTGAATTAAGACAACAAAACATATTTTCAGAATTAAAGTTAGTAAAAAATAGAAAAACAGGTATAGTTGAATATAGAAATTTATTATTAACAGAAAAACAAGTACAAAGAAAAACAGAACAATTACTTGCTAGAGAAAAGAAACTAAAAGACGAAGAAAAAGAACTATTAAAAAAAGTAAGAGAATTACAAAAACAAGACGACACGATAAGTAAAAGAAAAAGTGAAACTGTAATGAAAGAATTACAGAGGATCAAAGGTGAAAAAGAAAAAATATCATCAGAGAAAGGTGATCTTACAGATCGTAAAGGTAAATTCCCTCCTTTGATAGGTGGTTTTTTAGATGACTTTGAAAATACATTAAACGATAGAGCACCCGACTTTTTAGTAACAGCATTATCACCTATAATTGATATCGCTAGGCAATTTACAAAAACAATATCATTGTTTAGAGATGGTATTTCATTAGTCACTACAGGTTTCAAAAAAGTAGGACCTATGATAACGGAACAATTTGGTCGTTTGGCAGGTGGTTTCAAAACAATAGGTAAATCATTATTATTATTTAATAAAAGAATATTATTAGCAGGAAGAATGTTTATGGTCGCTGCGATTACTGCGTTGGCGCCATTGATTGCCGCACTTGCACCGTTCTTACCTGCGATATTAGGTATAGTTGCTGGTATTGCGGTTATTGCTGCAAAATTTGTTTTAATTAAAAAATTGTGGGAAAAGATTATTGACGGTATAAAGAACTCTAAAATCTATAAGTTTTTCTTTGGTAAAAAAGATGAAAAAGAACAAGAACCTAAAGATGAGAAAAAAGGATTTTTCAAAAAAGAAAAGAAAGAAGAAAAACCAAAAGCCGTATTAACAGAAGACAAGAAAAAAGAAAAACCAAAAGCCATATTAACAGAAGACAAGAAAAAAGAATTGTTTGAAGAAAAAGACGCATTTGGTGATAGTAAGTTTGAATCATTTATGCAAGATAAAGAAATGGATGCATATATGAAAGGTGAAGAAACTACCTCTATGAAGAAAAATAGAGTTAGACAAGAAACAGAAGCATTAAGAAAAGAAAAAATCTATGGTGATAGTGAATCTGGAAATAAAATTAGGCAGTTGGCTAAAGAAAAATATGGTGGTGATTATGATAAAGCAAAAGCAGAATTATATCCTGAACTAGTTGCAAAAGAAAAAGAACTTGAAGCATTAATTAAAAAAGAAGAAGAAGAAAAACTTGCTGCCAAAAAGGCATTTATTGAAAAATCAGTTATACCTGATAAGAGGGTTACTAAATCAACTAAAAAAACTACAACTTCTGAAACAGTAACAGGTGGAAAAGAAACTGTAACAGGTTTAAGTAAAGAACAATTAAGTAAAATAGACGATAGAAATAAAATCCATAGAGAGTATGAAGATAAAATTATGGAATTAATGGATTCTTCAGAATACAAAAAAATGGGTAAAGATGAAAGAATTAACGCTATCGTTGCATTAGAAAATGAAAGAAATAAATTACTAGGCGAAGCACCATTAAAAGATTTTCAAGTACAGACTATAAAAAATGGCGTAGAATTTGAATTACGACAAGAAAAGAAAATTGCAGCAAAAGGTGGTAAAAAAGATTTAACACTAGACGCCGATACAGCAGGTAAACAAGTTGTTGTTAATCAAGTCACTGCACCACAAAATGCTGTAAGTACATCTACAACACAAGTCTTACCTAATAATGCAGCAAAGAGTAATGACGATACTTTCTTAAATTTAAATAGAGCGTCAGGTATTTAACTATACACACCTAAATCTTTTTCAGTTATAATCTTAAATTCTAAATCATTATCATCACAATAGATTTTTGCTGCGCCCCATTTTGCTTTATTTTTGATATACTCAAAACTCTCACGCATAAATGCTTTTGTTTTTCGTTTAGGTGTCTTTGGTGGTTT